TTACTGATGCGTCTGGTAGTGGTGAGTGGCGTAAGCGAAATAGCCGCGCTGGCGCATCAGTTCACGACGCAGATCCGGATGCGCGGTAAAGCGGTCGCGACCGTGCAGCCAGAACAGATTGTTAATCAACAGGAATTTGCCAACGGGAACCGGCACAGAAAGAATGCCTTTGCTGGTTTCAATGGCACCGGAAAGCTCGCTCAACCACACGCCTTCTTCGAAGTCTTTTGGTTGGACGAACTGGTCGATATAGCGCATCACCGGGCGGCCCTGCTGATCGACGTCGAACACCGGATGGAAAACATCTTTGGTGACGTTTTTACTTGGCGGTGCGGCAAAACGCATCGGACGGCGCGCCAGCGGATGGCGGAAAAAGTGGTCCAGATGTTCCCAGTCATCGAGATGCAGCAGCAGCGAGTTACCGCCCTGCATGTTTTGCTCGTCGATTTTCATCATCAGCACGTAATCAGTGATCTCTTCAACGTAAGTGCCGTCGTTGTGCAGCTCCATTACGCGGTGCGGCTGACGAAGATAGCTGTCTGAGTTATCAACATTTTTCACCACGAAACGCGCGTAATACTGACCGCTCATGGCGTCAAAATTGGAGCGACCAATCAGATGCGCCACCGCCGTCGCCAGCTTCACCATCTCATCCGCCTGCGCGACATCATCGATACCCACCGCATTGATCAACAGCGCACCTTCAGCGCGGTTTAACAGGGTCTTCAACAGCAGCGGTTGCAGCTGATTCGCACACAGATCGTCGAGAATTTTGCCTACCCGAAAACGCAGAAACGATTTGTACTCCAGCGCCTGCACGGGCCACTCGGCAACTTGTTCGAGGAACCGATTGGTCGTCTGTTCGGTGAAGGTGAGTTCCAGCAGACGCGGGGATTGCGCCGACGGGATGAGAGTGAATCCGCTATAGTCCTGGCCTGAATCGACAGCGTTATTTTGTACGGCGGTCAGTGCATTCATCAGAAGCGATCCTCTTATGAGATGTAGGGTGACATGGCGATGCTCATTTCGTAGCCATAATCTAAAAATATCTACATTTCTGAAAAGTGCGCATAAAAGTTACATATTGTTTTCTTATTGTGATCAAAAACAACAAATTAATAACAAATAATGTGAGGGATAAGAATTGGGTTGAAAGGAAATGAATAATTAAAACAATATATTAAGTGTGCTTATACTCTTTTTCGAACTGGTGGCATTTGTTTAAATGCTATTTAAACTGCTTTTTCAGAGTTCAACTTACTGAGTTCCGTGTCGACTAATGTGAGTAAGATCAATCGCATCCAACCTATGTTACTTGATGGAATCGATAACAATATTAATGAATATACAGATTCCGGGAAGGCTGGCTATGGGAGCAAATTATTCTCTTTCTGGCAACGGGTAAATAACAGTGACCATTTGTCGAGAAGCTGATACTGAGCTGAGGGATACTGTATATGTCTGGACTGTAATTGGATGAATTCTATTCAGGGCGGGTCAGGACCAATAAAAAAGCCCGCATCAGCGGGCTTTAATGTCATAGGGAGTCGCGACTCCGTTGCGTATCCTTTTTTGTCTCCTCACCGTCTGGTCGGTGTCCTGCTGAGACTTATAACTTCCTGTTTTTGTTGGTGTAGTCCTTACACCGTCCAATCATGAGGCTGGCGGAGTTTGAATAAATATTATATTGCTTTGATTTTTAACGATTTTGTTTAATTCAGTTTTTGTGCGTATACCTAATCGTATACCAATGGCTGTAAGTTAATGTGAAATGAAAGCGCATTTTTACTTGGATTGATGCTATATCGTACAGGAAAAAAATTTTTTTTCGAAAGAACTGTTCACACTGTTCACCCTTTGATTTTCTCCTTTTATTTCAGAGTGATAGGTGGTTAATAATGGGTGAAGGGTGAACATTCGATTCTTCACCTCCGGCATTCTGCCGGTGTGACTCATACCGGTGATTAATCCCCCGCACTGAAATCACACAGGGAGAAAAAAGTTTTTTTTGATTTGATTGTTCACACTGTTCACCTTTCATTTTTCTCTTTTAATTTCAGTGTGATAACGGGTGAATATACGGTGAAGGGTGAACAGTGGATTGTTCACCTTCGGGGAATTCAGGGATAAAAAAAGACCGGCAGATGCCGGTCAGGTGGGTCAGGTTGTTGCAGGGTCGTCACATTTTGGCAGCCAGTCGCCGTAGCTTTCCTCTTTCAGCGTCAGGTTGGTCTGTATCCCCTGTTTGGTATGGCGCTTCTCGTAATTCAGTCCGTATTCCTTCAGCATCACCGGCAGCCCCAGCCCGAACATTTTCAGACTGAGTACATTCCGGTAGCCGTTTGCCTCCATGTAGGCCAGATAGGCGTGATAGAGGTATTTACGGTAATTGCGCGGGATGATACTGGCGTTCCCCATATACATGCCGCTGGTCTGCGGCAGGGTTTCCAGATAGCCGATAAAATCAAACGTCGGGTCGGCATCCCGTTTGATGTTCAGCGCCTCGTCTGAGTTCTGCTGGGACTGAAGCAGTGACCGGGCGAGCATCGGGTCGCTGAACTTCTGCATCAGGTGACGCACGATGACCGCCAGCTCGCGGGTGATTTTGTCCTTAAGCTGCGGGTCGCGCTCCTGCGGGGCTATCTGTTCCGGGAAGTGAATAATCACCCGCCGGCGTGACACGCCGCCGCTGCGGTCGGTGAAGCGCATCGGGTTATTGTTCACGGCCAGAATTACCGCCGGGATATGCGTGGAGTATGCATCCCGGTATTTCGGGTCAACGGACACCGCATCGCCGCCGGTGATGGCCTTGAGTCCGGCACCGTCGCCGCTCCATTTTTCCTGGTCCGGCAGGCGTATCAGTGAGAAGCCAGTTAACGCGGCACGTTCACGCGGGGATTCCAGCGTCTCGATGGTGGCCGACGTGGCGTTATCCTCACCGGCCAGCAGGGTGGCTATTTCGGCCATGATACTTTTGCCGCTGCCGCCGGGGCCGGTCACCTCCAGAAAGAGCTGCCAGTCGTAGCGGTTTGCCAGCACCATAAACAGTGCGGCCAGAATCACGTCGCGTTTTTCCGCACGACCACCGGCGGCACGGTCAAGCCAGCGCCAGAACGCGGGGGCGTGGGTTTCCAGCGTTTCCCCTTCCACCGGCGGGGTGAAATCCACATCGCACAGGGTGCGCATCCAGTGTGACGGACTGTGCGGGTGGAACGTGCCGCTCTGCGTGTCGAGCACGCCGTTACGAAAGCCAATCAGGCGGCGGGAGGGGGCTTCCTGCTGCGGAATAATCAGCTTCAGGGTGTCCACCACGGAGGCCACCTTCCCGGAGGAGAACGGCGCGCGCAGACGCTGAAACAGCCCGGCCACATCCCGGGCAAAGTCCTGTGGCGGCAGCACCTTCCAGACACCATTTTCATAGCGGGACAGAAGCTGGCCGTTGGCATCGACCGCGAGCGCCTCGCCGTAATGCTCATAGATACGCATGGCCTTTTCGCTGGTACTCATGGCGGAAAACTCCGCTTCGCTCATGGTGTCGAACGGGCTTTCAGCCGGTGGCCGGATGGCATCATAAATGGCCTTACGGGTGGCTTCCCCGCCGTACTGCGTGAAGGCATCATTCCAGTCACCGAAGACCGGCGGCAGGGCAACAACACCTTCACACGCATCTGCGGCTGCGGCGGCTTTTGTCTGGCCGTCACCGCTGAGGTCACGGTCAGCAGCAAGGACAATATGACAGGCCGGATGCTTCTGCCGGGCAAGGCTGGCCAGAGAAAGGAGGTTCACGGAAGAAAGCGCCACCATCACCGTTTCACCGGTCAGGTGATGCACGGTAAGTGCGGTCGCGTATCCCTCCGCTATCCACAGACGTTTTCCGGCCTGATTCTGTCCTTCAAGGGTGTGACAGGTGCCCCTGACCTGTCCGCCTTTCAGGGTGCGCTTACGGCCGTTAGCGCTGATTAACTGAAGGTTAACCAGTTCGCCGCTGTCGTCATACAGTGGCACCACAAGGTCACCGGCGCGCCAGCTCACGCCACCGGCTCTGTGTGTGCCGGTCAGCATCCGGCATTCCCGGCCGGGAAAGCCCTTGCGGGTCAGGTAGGCGTTACCGGTTCCGGGACGGGTTTTCGCCATCAGGGTTTGTGCCAGTGCGGCGGCGTTCTTCCGGGCAGCGTCTGTTTCAGCACCGGCGGCGGTCGTCACTGCCGGGTCAGCCGGGGGCAGGCTGCCGGTCACGGCAGCCACCTTTGCGGCCGCGTCGGACGGGGAAACACCAAACACCTTTTCAACCAGTTTCAGGCCGTCACCGGCACCACACTGATTGCAGTACCAGGTGCCGCGCCCCTCCCTGTCATCAAAACGGAAGCGGTCACTCCCGCCACAGACCGGACAGGGCTGATGACGGTTTTTCAGCACCTGAATCCCCAGCGCCGGGAGAATACGCGGCCAGTGGCCGAGCGCATGGCTGACGGTGGCGGTTACGTTCATTTTCATGGTGTTGTTCTCCTTCAGTGCAGTACCGGCGCTTTTATGTGACGGGCACAGAGTTCATCCATCACAACCAGCCCGAGAAAGGACAGCGACGGCGCGGCCTTCAGGGGGCCGGATTCCATTAAATCTTCCAGCAGGGCACAGGCTATCTGACGCCCTTTTTCCTCACCGTGCTGGCGCAGATAAAAGCCTTCCAGCTCAGCGGCGATGGCCGCCTCCAGTGACTCAAGGGTGAGATGCGGGTAGCGGTGCTGACGTTCGCACACGGTCAGCCAGGCACAGGCGACAGCGCGACGGTAAAGGGCAGCGCGTAAGACGGGCGGTAAGGGTGTTTTCATTTGTTTTCCTCCCTGTGACAGATGACTGCATTCCGTGCCGGTTGCATTAACTGATAAGGCATATCTGCGTCTCCTGAAGACGTGCGTATCCCTGCGCGAATACGCACATTTAATTTTTCGGGTGTCGTTTTTTAATTACAGATAATTGCGGTAACTGTTATCCGGGGTGATTTCCGGGTCAGACTCCGTGCGGGGAATTTCCCGCCATTCCCGCGCCACCGGTGCCGCCCGGCTGACCGGAACAGGGGCCTGCGGGTAAATATCCAGATATTTCTCCCGCCATTTCTGTAATTCCGGGTCTCCGGCCATTTCTTTCAGTACCGCATGCCGGTTTACGGGGCTGCGTTTAAACAGGTCAGGACGGTCACAGGTAAATTCCCGCAGAAAACGCCCCAGCGGGATGTCTGTGGTGCGTCCGTCAGCGAGGATACGCACAAGGATACTGAATTTACGGCGGTACGGGTTCCAGACAATGTCCGGGCAGCGGTACGGCATTTCCCACGGAATACCGTCTTCCAGAATGCCGACCACGGCCACATCGGGAAAACCGGCAGAACGGTAAATCTCACCGGGCTGGGGAAAATCAAACATGCGTCCTGTCTCCCCGGTCTTTCTGCTGGGCGAGAAAATCACGGCACAGGCCTTTGGCTTTCAGCTCATTCAGCACAAAATCAATATCCTCATTCAGGTAGCTGAAAATATGCGGAATGTAGAGCTGATGCAGGCCGGAGAGTTCACGGTGAATCAAATCACCCCCAACAAACTGGGATACGGCGCTGGCGCGGTTGAGCTTATGGTAAGCCTCAATGCTGAGGTGTTCACGGGCGTCATGACGCGCTGAGACGGTCTGAGGGGCTTTTTTATTACGCACGGGACACCCCCATCACCGGCAGACGGGCAGCAAGGGAGAGCACATAGTCACGGACAAGGGAACGGCGGGCACTGCGTTCATCACCGGCGACGGTGCGAAGCATGCAGATACGGGGATGACGGTCTGCGCGACGGACAGCGGCAAACACAAAGACAAATTCAGGGTGTGAGGGGGTAAGGGTTGTAGCCATAAGGCAGCCTCCTTCGAGTAGCAAATAACTGCTATCGCCGGAGTTCTCACGCTCGATGGCGATAGCCCAGACGGGGGTGAGAATACCGGCCTCGAAGAATACCGGCCAGCCCGGAGGCTGCCCCGCCTGAGCTACCATTGACTCAGTGGCATAACATGTGATTGCGAACAGGATCATACCTGCACGGCAAACCACACGCCACACCATAATCTGGCGCTCTGTGGCGTTGATTGCGACACAAAAAAAGACGCATGGCGCGTCATATGTCGCCTTCGAGTTACACGGGTTCTCACGCCCGGCTGCCGATTTTGCGGCAGCGGAAAAACTATATCCGCAAATGCCGGAAAAAGGCAAGCCAGAAAAAGGGAGTTTTTGCAGAACAGGCATCATCATGCGTCGTACCCCCGTTTGCGTCCGGCAATGCGCCCGGCCATCCATGCAGTGACTTCAGAGTGCAGCCAGGCCACATTTTTACCGCCAAGACTCACCTGCGGCGGAAATTCCCCCTTACGGATGAGTTCATAGATGGTCGAGCGTGACAGGCCGCACAGGTGCATCACTTCCGGCAGACGTAAAAAACGCTCCTGCGTGATGTCCGGCAGCGGAATCAGTGGCGTTACAGGAGCGGGAGACGGGGAAGAAAAAACAGCTTGCATCGGGCTACCTCGTTAATGTCCATACAGCACCGGATAAGTCCGTCCGGCTTCGGGTAGCGCTTTATTTTGTGAATATTTTCAGCAGACGCAACAGGGGGGATTTGTTCAGGCTGTCTTACAATGGCTGTGTATTTTTTGCACATCAGCGCCAGATAGCTTTAAAACGCTCTGGAAGGGGCTGGAAAAAATTATAGTGAAATACAAATTGTTTTTTCTTATTTATTTCAGTGAATTAATAAAAATAAAAAGTAATAAACAGCACAAAAAGCCCATCAACGGGTGAACAGTGGTGAACAGTGGTGAACAGACGGTGAACAGTCATTACTGCGATTGTTCACCATTTAACTTACTGTATTACTTATCTTTTTTCTTATGGTGAACAGAGGTGAACAGTAAAATATAAAAAAACAAACAGTAAGCCGGTTTTTCCTGCGACCTTTTCCTGGCTTGCCGGTCTGAGGATGAGTCTCCTGTGTCAGGGCTGGCACATCTGCAATGCGTCGTGTTGTTGTCCGGTGTACGTCACAATTTTCTTAACCTGAAGTGACGAGGAGCCGGAAAATGTCTGACAACACCATCCCTGAATATCTGCAACCCGCGCTGGCACAACTGGAAAAGGCCAGAGTCGCTCATCTTGAGAACGCCCGCCTGATGGATGAGACCGTCACGGCTATTGAACGGGCAGAGCAGGAAAAAAATGCGCTGGCGCAGGCCGACGGAAACGACGCTGACGACTGGCGCACGGCCTTTCGTGCAGCCGGAGGTGTCCTGAGCGACGAGCTGAAACAGCGCCACATTGAGCGCGTGGCACGCCGGGAGCTGGTACAGGAATATGACAATCTGGCCGTGGTGCTGAATTTTGAACGTGAACGCCTGAAAGGGGCGTGTGACAGCACGGCCACCGCCTACCGGAAGGCACATCATCACCTTCTGAGTCTGTATGCAGAGAATGAGCTGGAACACGCCCTGAATGAAACCTGTGAGGCGCTTGTCCGGGCAATGCATCTGAGCATCCTGGTACAGGAAAATCCGCTCGCCAACACCACCGGCCATCAGGGCTACGTCGCACCCGATAAAGCTGTCATGCAGCAGGTGAAATCATCGCTGGAACAGAAAATAAAACAGATGCAAATCAGCCTCACCGGCGAGCCGGTTCTCCGGCTGACCGGACTGTCAGCGGCAACACTCCCGCACATGGATTATGAGGTGGCAGGCACACCGGCACAGCGCAAGGTGTGGCAGGACAAAATAGACCAGCAGGGAGCAGAGCTTAAGGCCAGAGGACTGCTGTCATGATTTACTGCCCGTCGTGTGGACATGTTGCTCACACCCGTCGCGCACATTTCATGGACGATGGCACCAAGATAATGATTGCACAGTGCCGGAATATTTATTGCTCTGCGACATTTGAAGCGAGTGAAAGCTTTTTCTCTGACTGTAAAGATTCAGGAATGGAATACATTTCAGGCAAACAGAGATACCTCGATTCACTGACGTCGGCCTCCGGCAGTATGAAACGCCCGAAAAGAATGCTTGTTACCGGATATTGTTGTCGGAGATGTAAAGGCCTTGCACTGTCAAGAACATCGCGGCGTCTGTCTCAGGAAGTCACCGAGCGTTTTTATGTGTGCACGGATCCGGGCTGTGGTCTGGTGTTTAAAACGCTTCAGACCATCAACCGCTTCATTGTCCGCCCGGTCACGCCGGACGAACTGGCAGAACGCCTGCATGAAAAACAGGAACTGCCGCCAGTACGGTTAAAAACACAATCATATTCGCTGCGTCTGGAATGAGGGCTGCCGGTTAACCCCGGCCGTCGCCGCACACCGTATTTTTATTCTTCAGCATGATGAGAAAGAGATAACGATGGAAAGCACAGCCTTACAGCAGGCCTTTGACACCTGTCAGAATAACAAAGCAGCATGGCTGCAACGCAAAAATGAGCTGGCAGCGGCCGAACAGGAATATCTGCGGCTTCTGTCAGGAGAAGGCAGAAACGTCAGCCGCCTGGACGAATTACGCAATATTATCGAAGTCAGAAAATGGCAGGTGAATCAGGCCGCCGGTCGTTATATTCGTTCGCATGAAGCCGTTCAGCACATCAGCATCCGCGACCGGCTGAATGATTTTATGCAGCAGCACGGTACAGCACTGGCGGCGGCACTGGCACCGGAGCTGATGGGCTACAGTGAGCTGACGGCCATTGCCCGAAACTGTGCCATACAGCGTACCACAGATGCCCTGCGTGAAGCCCTTCTGTCCTGGCTTGCGAAGGGGGAAAAAATTAATTATTCCGCACAGGATAGCGACATTTTAACGGCCATCGGATTCAGGCCTGACGCGGCTTCGGTGGATGACAGCCGTGAAAAATTCACCCCTGCGCAGAACATGATTTTTTCGCGTAAAAGTGCGCAACTGGCATCACGTCAGTCTGTGTAAAATTCCCCGAAAATCCGCCTGTTTTTACTGAAAAAAGCCATGCATCGATAAGGTGCATGGCTTTGCATGCGTTTTCCTGCCTCATTTTCTGCAGACCGCGCCATTCCCGGCGCGGCCTGAGCGTGTCAGTGAAACTGCATTAAAACCGCCCCGCAAAGCGGGCGGGCGAGGCGGGGAAAGCACTGCGCGCAAAAGATTGAAATAATTTACAAAAAGTATATAAGATAACTCCTTTTCAGCCTCCCCTTTAAATGAGTGAAAGGAGATTGTAGTGTTAGTTTATGTTAATTCGTTTAATTGCATCGGTGAAGATAGTTTTTTTAGCGTAGTGCGTTCTGTGTGTGGTTGGCTTAATAGGGTTGCTAATATTCGCCTATCAACAGATGAGCTACTTTCGCGGCGTGATTGGAATTTAGAGCGAGCCTATGTTAGAACCTACACGGCTGATAGAATGGAACCTAAAATATATTCCATAATGTACACTCATCCTGATAGGAATGTGAGCGGTAGACAATGGATTACAGAAATTGGAATTAGACGTGAAAAAGGAAGCACGTTTATATCTATATTGTTAGAAATAAGTGATGTTAGCACTATGGTTGATGCAAAACCAATTGCTACTCGTCCATCTCTGGTATCATATTTGAAACGGAATTGTGTATTCGATCTGGATGTTATCGGCCAGAAAGTGGATTATATTAAAAGTCAGTATGGCGACTTTCAGTATCTTATGCATGAAATTTCTAGGGATGACAGGACCTACCCGCTAGTTTTTATTAGTGAAGGTAATGATGGATTTCCTGTTATACCTGAAAAACTACAGGAGCAACTTATTGGGCTTGCTCAGGTTGTTGCAACAAGTGGTAAAATGGACTCTTGGGAAATGGAACGATTACTTGGAAGACACTATTCATCTTGGGGGGGGGGCAATAAATATTATTTACCCAATGAATAAGTCAGGGTATATAGGAACAAAACTTTTTCTCCCGAAGCAAGTTGATGAAATTAAAGCGGGTAATGTTCCTATTAATAATTATATATTATCAGTAATAACGCATGCTTTTAATGGCTATAATAAAAAGTTGCATTTATCACCAGCTAATGTTCGTGCCAAAAGACAGCGTGATGATAATATTTCTTTTAGGCAGAGATTAAATGAGTTAAAAGATGGTGCTCAGTATGAAGCTTTGCTCGATGAAGTCCTCTTAGAGTTTGAGGAGTTTAAGGCTGCTAGTGAAGAATTAGAGCTTGATTATTTAAAAAGGATTGAGGAATTGGATGCAAAGCATGATGCAGTTGTCTTTGAAAAAAATAAAATAGAAGTAGACTTAGAAAGGTTAAAATACGATATTAGGAAATACCATGGAAAAGCTACTGATGGTGATGTTGATGTTGAAAAGATAATATCTTTAATTAGCAATAGGTTAAACCCTGAGTCCGTTTTGAGTTTATTAGAAATCCTAATCCCTAATAATGTTGAGATTCTTAAATCAGCATTTTCTTCAGCGAGGAACTCATCGAAATTCAAACACAATCATAGATTGATTTATTTATTATATAAACTTTGTACAGAATATCTTCTTGAGTATCTTGAAAATGGAGATAATAAGGCCAAAGATATTCTTGGTGATGCTTATTCAGCAAATGAATCAGAGACGGTAGAGCGATCTGCTACATTATCTAAAATGAGAGAGTTTGACTATAATGGTCAAAAAATAAAGATGTTCCAACACGTTGGTATAGGAACAGCCCGCTCCAAGTCTGAAACTATAAGAATCCACTTTTGGGTTGATAGAAGTAAACGTAAAATAATTATCGGATACTGTGGAGAACATCTTGATGTTAAATCTACATAAAGTCCCCAATCTATTGAATTTTAATAGTTGCTTGGACTGAAATCGTTTTTTATGATTGGGGGTGCACAATTTGCCCCCAATCATTCATTAGTTGCTTACGTTTTTCTAAATAAACCGAGCGATTATAAGCGCGACGTACTTCGTTTTTATCGCTATGAGCAAGAGCTGCTTCTATAACATCAGGATTGTAACCACGTTCGTTTAAGGCGGTGCTTGCAATAGAACGTAGACCATGGGCTACTAGTTTGCCAGCGAAGCCAATTCGCTTTAATGCGGCATTTGCCGTTTGGCTATTCATTGGTTTTAAGGGGTCACTCCTGCTAGGAAAAACATGTGTACGATGAGCACTGATGGGTTTCATTATATTCAAAATGTCTAAAGCTTGGGGGGACAAAGGAACAATGTGTTCTCGTTTTGCTTTCATTCTTTCAGCTGGAATTATCCAGAGTTTCGCATCTAAATCGATCTCAGCCCATTGAGTGCCTGAAGCTTCAGAAGGGCGGACAAGAGTTAGGAGTTGCCATTCAATGAGACATCGAGTAGAGACAGATAGATTTGACATTGTTAATGAATGCATCAGATTAGGCAATTCCTCTGGGCGTAGTGTTGGCATATTTTTCTTTTTAGGTTTCTCAAATGCCATACCAACACCTGATGCTGGATTTGCATCAATCAAACCGGTGTTAACCGCATAAATCATTATCTCGTTAATGCGTTGCACCAGTCGACGAACGGTCTCTAGCGCCCCTCGAGCTTTGACGGACTCAAGAGCTTCAATTAATGTTCGGGCTTTGATCTTCTGAACGGGGATCTCACCGATAGTGGGGAATACGTCTTTCTCAAGTGAACGCCAAATGTCTTTTGCGTAATCAGGGGTAACGCTTTTGCTTTTGAGCAGAAACCAGTTAGCGGCGACTGTTGAAAAAATACTGTCAAGCGCGATTTGTTGCTGTTCCTCTGCCACTTTCGCTTGAATTTGCGGATCAATTCCATTGGCTAATAATGAAAGATAATCAGCTTTTAATCTCCTGGCATCTGCAAGCGATATGGCTGGGAAGGCACCTAGCCCCATCATTGTCCGCTGCTTTGTTGTCGGACGTTGATAACGGAAACGCCATAACTTCTTACCGTTCGTTTTAACGAGAAGAAAAAGACCATCGCCATCATGCAATGTAAGATCCTTTTCTAACGCTTTTGCGCGCAGCACTTCTGTGTTGGTCAGGGGGCGTGTCGTTCTTGCCACTTTGGCCGCTCCTTTATGAATTGGTATACGCTTTTAGGTATACATCTTACCGTATACCTAAACGTATACCAATAATCACTGGATTTAGCGGGATATTCTCGGACAACTGAGGACACAAAAAAGCCCACAAGGCTTGTTCCATGTGGGCTTTCAGGATTTCTCCGGACGTATCCGGAAGAGCAAGTGGTGGAGCTGGCGGGAGTTGAACCCGCGTCCGAAATTCCTACATACCATTTTCACTATAGCAAAAACATTAACTTGCGTTTAAAATCATCAAGTTAGTATTATCTTGTGTTTGTCCGTTTTACTCATTTTTAATGTTCTGTCGCCAATCTGTCGCCATTGTAGGTCAACGAAGGTTGAGCCTTCCCTTTGTTTGTTACAATTTCATCAAAGATAGCTGGATTATTATCTTTCAGTAATCTTGCTAGTATAATGATTTGCCCAGACGAGCCATCATCCTTGAATGAAAGGAAATTATCGGTAATATCAAGAATATCAATGGTAAATTTGAAGTAGGTTTCAATTGTATCGCCAAGTTCAATGCTGGACATGAAGTTAGTAATCATTTCATATCCATCAAAGTATAAAGTTGCATGTTCATTTAACTCCATGGGAGTTAGGCAAAGCATTCGATTAAGTTCGGATAAGTGTTTTTCTATTGAATGAAGAGATTGCATTTGACGGATTAAAACTTCGTCAAACTGAGAGCCACGATTAGATGAAAGTATCTTCTCTAGGTTTTTTAGTATATCAACCCAGTGATTATTTACTTCACGTATGTATTCTTTATCTGTATTTTTAGGCCGTCCCTTCTCTGGTGAGCTATTTATGAAAATATATCTATATAGATGTATTGGGTAGTTAATTTTATAACTTATCTCTTTAGTACCATAATGACGTTCGCGTTTAATGGTTTTGTTAGGTAAATTGGTGAAATAATCAGTAACGAACTTTAGATGGCTATAGTAGCTATCAGATAGATTCTTTTGCTTGGTTTCCTCAATTTGTCGGTTTGTTTGAACTGTGCGGTGTATGTTTGCTACGACAGCAACAAATGGTATGGACAAAGAAAGTAAGGCGATAGGAAGCTTGCTAATTGCAATGAAATTATTAAAGCCCTCACTATCAAATTGAGGGGAATGTCCAAGCCAGGAAAATATACCAAAGTATATCGCTGAAAATACAGGAATCCTAAGTGATTGTTTAAATAAGTATTGACTTGTTAATGGCCTTTCATCCATGTTAAAGCCTTTTTTTGATACGCATAGATATAATTCAAGGCATATATATATAAAATATATTATGATAAGTAAGTACGATATCCATGGGTATTGTTGGATATAGTTATTAACAAGCACTTTCTAATTTTCTCCATCCAAGGTTAGCAAGAGGATTTTTGGTTACAGCATCTTCCAGATGGTCGGGAGCGAAGTGGGCGTAAATCATTGTCATTTTTATATCGACATGGCCCAGAATATCGCGCAGCACCAGTATGTTTCCGCCATTCATCATAAAGTGACTTGCAAATGTATGTCGTAATACGTGTGTGCATTGCCCTTCTGGTAGCTCGATACCAGCTCGTTTTACCGCACGTTCAAAAGCTTTCCTACAAGGTGTAAATAATTTTCCCCTATTCTTAGGCAGTTCTTCATATAAATCCTTTGAAATAGGCACTGTTCGGTTTTTCTTTCCTTTAGTCTTGGTATAAGTGATACGGTATTTTGATACCTGATGACTCTGTAGGTTTTCGGCTTCGCTCCAGCGTGCGCCGGTGGCCAAGCATATTTTTGCAATCATCAGCAGACTGGGGCTTTGAGAATCAGCACAGGCATCCAGCAGACGTTTAATTTCTTCCGGGGTCAGGAACGCCAATTCACCCTCAGCAATTTTAAATGTTGGCAGCCCAGCAAGCGGGTTGGGGGCTGACCAGTGGCCCAGCTTTTTCAGTGTACCAAAAACAGATGATAGGTTGCGCTGTTCAAGATTTACCGTGCGGGGCTTAACTGGCGACATAAGCGTGCCATCTTCATTTCGTACTTCACCTTTTAACCGTGCTTCGCGGTATTTCGTAAACTCACCAGCTGTCAGTTCTGAGGCGATGGGATCGCCTAGACCATTACAGATAATTCTAAGTTTCGCCATGAGGCGCTTGGGGTCTGCGAGTGTTTGACCATACAGGGAATACCACAGCTCAATTAATTCTGATAGATGTCGCCGATCTTCCTTTTCCCCTAGCCATGGTTTTTTGTTCACTTCTTCCATTGTGAAGCTTTCAAACGCAATGGCTTCGCCTTTGGTAGCAAATTGCTTACGCACGCGCTTACCATTGCGTCCATTGGGATAGCACTCACACAACCATTTTCCGTTCGGCTGTTTTCTGATGGTCATAAGTTAGAGGTTCTTGATTACTTTGACTGCACGTCCTACGACTTCCACATCATCTACAGAACATTCAAATGAAGTGTCATCTTGGTTAACTACTATTTTGTTTCCGGGTATGCGCGCAATTTTGACGATGCTTTTAACTCCGTCCATATCGACTAACCAGAAGCCATTACTGACTTGTTTAACAGACGTATCCACTACAAAGCTATCATTAGCTGTTTTAACAAATAAAGCGTTGGATGAGTCACCATCGAGCAGGCTGCTATCAAGAAGAATTTCATCACTTGGCTGCAGTTCGCCGTTCTTCAGTTCAACACGTTTGATGCTAGGAGCAACGATCTTAGAAAGTGGTCTTACAGTGACGGGAGGTTCATTTTTGAGATTTGTTTCTTCGTTCTCACACGCATACATATCTCCTTGACCAGTAGCCAGCCAAAGAAGGGAAGCTCCTGTTTCAAGGGCACATTGGATTACCCATTCGGCAGGAAAGCTATCCCTTAAGTATCTGTTAGCCATAGTGCTTTTTGATACTTCCAGATGTTCGCAGAGCTGCTGTCGTGAGCTGAAGTTGTAAGCCTTAATAAGCCTATTAATCGCATCGCGCCCACCACTATCATTCCCTGCCTTGATTAAACTCATAATCAAACCTCTTGACGTATATAAAAAGTGATCTTAATATCCATTCATGGTTTGAAAAGCAAAACCAAACCACATAAAACAAGATAAAACGAAACCAAACTAAGAGATACTGCACTATGAGTACTGATATTTCAATTCGTGTACCAAAAGAGATGGCAACGCCTGCTGAGTTCGCGGAATGGGAAGGTATCTCCCGCGGCTCCGTGTATCAAAAAATTCACCATGGTCAGCTTGCTAAATACATGGTCAAGAAAGAAAAAAACAAAGGCCGCGTAAGCCTGCGTTATTTAATGTACAAAACCGATCAGGTCCGTGAATCCCTCGGTCATTCCAACTTCCGCGTCATTGTTGGTAAGTAAGTTCAATTATGAGAACTTTCTAAGGGGGTAGCATGTTTGATTATAAGATTTCCAAACACCCGCATTTTGATGAAGCCTGTAGAGCTTTTGCACTTCGTCACAATATGGCGAAGCTGGCAGAACGTGCAGGAATGAATGTCCAGACTCTGCGAAACAAACTCAACCCAGATCAACCGCATCAGCTCAATGCGCCAGAAATCTGGCTGCTTACCGATCTGACTGAAGATTCAACGCTGATAGATGGTTTTCTGGCACAGATTCACTGCCTGCCATGTGTACCGATTAATGAGGTAGCAAAAGAGAAACTGCCGCATTACGTCATGAGTGCAACCGCAGAGATCGGGCGTATTGCTGCAGGTGCGGTATCTGGCAATGTAAAAACCAGTGCAGGTCGTCGTGATGCTATCAGCAGCATTAACTCTGTAACACGACTGATGGCGCTGGCTGCTGTTTCATTGCAGGCCCGTTTACAGGCTAACCCGGCGATGGCGAGTGCAGTTGATACCATGACTGGCCTTGGTGCTTCATTCGGTTTGCTGTGAGGTGTTTATGCTGACGAAAGAACCATCATTTGCATCGCTGCTGGTAAAACAAAGCCCGGCAATGCACTACGGTCACGGCTGGATCACGGGTGAGGATGGAAAACGCTGGCATCCATGTCATTCACAAGATGAATTGCTGTCTGAATTGACCACGAGGAAACGGAGAAAGTCCAAATGTATGGGGCAGAAAGTGAAGTGGTTTATCAGTTTCGTTACAGAGGGGAGAGTTATTCAGTACCTGAAGATGATTTGCTCTGTTGCTATCCGTCATTGTCGGGCGATGGCAGTTACTTTTTCACGTTAAAGGATGGGACGTTTTTACGGGGAGAGCAGGTTAAAGAGACGATACGAAAAAATGTATCTCCTCTTGAGCGTTACCGTAAGAACAAAGAACGATAGCTGCGTTTGGGGGATATGAAGTATGGCAATTAATGGCGCTGCAGCAACTGTTCCATTAAGCCCCGGTGAACGCCTGAATGGACTTAATCACATTGCGGAGTTAAGGGCGAAAGTTTTTGGCCTGAATATTGAGTCAGAGCTTGAGCGGTTTATTAAAGATATGCGTGATCCACGGGATATCAATAATGAACAAAATAAACGGGCACTGGCTGCCATATTCTTTATGGCAAAAATTCCAGCTGAACGTCATAGCATCAGCATTAATGAGCTGACCACTGACGAAAAGCGGGAGCTGATTAAAGCAATGAATCATTTTCGTGCAGTGGTGAGCTTATTTCCCAGACGGCTAACCATGCCGAATTAACCAACTAATGAAATTAATGGCGTAAACCCGCCGGGCATCCCTTTATCTAAATTCAGGAGAATTGATTATGCGTAATATTGAAACCCTCACGACTAAAACCGGACCGGATGATGCAGGGCTTAATATTTTACTGACAGAGGCTCGTCTGGAAGAACGCCGGGCAAGGGCTGAAGCAATGGCAGCTCGCCTTGATAGCCTGGCGTGTCATATCACATCCCGCCAACTAAACCACGTCGAAGCGGCAGAACTGCTGCGTGTGACTGCTGAAGCAATCCAGAACGAAGCGCAGGAGATCCACTGATGGCTGATGCAATGGATCTCGTACAGCAGCGAGTTGAAGAAGAACGCCAACGTCATATCCGTGCTGCCCGTGCCAAAACGCCGGGCGTGTCCCGCGTGCTTTGCGTTGAGTGTGAAGCGCCAATTCCGCCAGCACGCCGCCGTGCCATTCCGGGTGTGCAGCTTTGCATTACCTGTCAGGAAATCGCAGAGCTGAAAGGCAAACATTACAACGGAGGTGCTGTATGAGCACCATCCTGAAATGGGCGGGAAATAAAACCGCCATTATGTCCGAACTGAAAAAACACCTTCCTGCTGGCCCGCGACTGGTTGAACCTTTCGCGGGTTCCTGTGCTGTGATGATGGAGACGGATTACCCCAGCTATCTGGTTGCGGATATTAATCCTGATTTAATCAACCTCTATAAAAAGGTTGCCTCTGATTGTGAATCGTTTATATCTCGCGCCAGAGTTTTATTTGAGATCGCAAACAGGGAGGTGGCTTATTACAACATAAGGCAGGAGTTTAATTACTCCACTGAAATTACTGATTTCATGAAAGCGGTATATTTCCTGTATCTCAATCGTCACGGTTACCGTGGTTTATGTCGCTATAACAAGAGCGGGCATTTCAACATTCCCTACGGTAATTATAAAAATCCGTATTTCCCTGAAAAAGAAATTCGCGCATTTGCAGAGAAAGCCCAGCGTGCAACGTTTATCTGCGCAAGCTTTGATGAAACGCTGGCGATGCTGCAGGTGGGGGATGTGGTGTATTGCGATCCGCCGTATGACGGTACGTTTTCCGGCTATCACACTGATGGTTTCACTGAAGATGACCAGTATCACCTGGCATCCGTTCTTGAACATCGGTCATCAGAAGGACATCCGGTCATTGTTTCTAACAGTGATACATCCCTGATCCGTTCGCTGTATCGCAATTTTACTCACCACTACATCAAGGCAAAACGCAGCATCGGTGTAGCAGCTGGTGAGAGTAAATCTGCAACAGAAATCATCGCTGTTTCCGGGCCGCGCTGCTGGGTGGGATTTGATCCTTCGCGTGGCGTGGATAGTTCTGCCGTGTACGGAGTGCGTGCATGAGCCATGCTGATATGAACAACTGCAGCGGCTTTAACAAGGTCGCCGCAGCATTCTCATGGAACAGCCCGAAAAAGGCCATTAACCCTTATCTGGACCCGGCGGAAGTTGCGCCGGTTTCTGCGCTTTCAAACCTGATCACTCTGTACGCTACCGATAACGAGCAGGAACAACTGCGCCGCGAGGCACTGAGTGATCAGGTCTGGGAGCGTTATTTCTTTAATGAATCCCGTGATCCTGTCCAACGCGAAATGGAGCAGGATAAGCTCATTAGCCGGGCAAAGCTGGCGCATGAGCAGCAGCGTTTTAATCCGGATATGGTCATTCTGGCTGACGTCAACGCCCAGCCTTCCCATATCAGCAAGCCGCTGATGCAACGTATTGAATATTTCAGCAGCCTGGGCAGGCCAAAGGCTTATTCCCGCTATTTGCGTGAGACGATTAAGCCATGTCTGGAACGACTGGAGCATGTACGCGACAGCCAGCTATCTGCATCTTTTCGTTTTATGGCAAGCCATGAAGGGCTGGACGGTCTGCTGATCCTGCCTGAAATGAGTCAGGATCAGGTGAAACGCCTGTCTACCCTTGTCGCTGCGCATATGAGCATGTGTCTTGATGCCGCTTGTGGTGATTTGTACGCCTCCGATGATGTTAAGCCAGAAGAAATCCGCAAGACATGGGAAAAGGTGGCTGCAGAAACCCTGCGACTGGATGTCATACCGCCTGCGTTTGAGCAACTCCGCCGGAAAAGAAACCGCCGCAAACCTGTGCCTTATGAACTCATTCCGGGTTCGCTGGCGCGTATGCTGTGCGCCGACTGGTGGTATCGGAAATTATGGAAGATGCGTTGCGAATGGCGGGAAGAGCAGTTGCGTGCTGTCTGCCTGGTCAGCAAAAAAGCATCTCCCTATGTCAGCTATGAAGCCGTGATGCATAAACGTGAGCAGCGCCGTAAGTCGCTGGAGTTTTTCCGTTCTCATGAACTGGTGAACGAAGACGGCGACACGCTGAACATGGAGGATGTGGTAAACGCCAGCAGCAGCAACCCGGCGCATCGCCGCAACGAGATGATGGCCTGTGTTAAAGGCCTGGAGCTTATCGCGGAAATGCGTGGTGACTGCGCCGTTTTCTACACCATCACCTGTCCGTCACGTTTCCATTCCACGCTAAATAACGGCAGGCCAAACCCGACCTGGACCAACGCGACAGTAAGACAAAGCAGCGATTATCTGGTCGGCATGTTTGCTGCATTTCGTAAGGCTATGCACAAAGCCGGGTTGCGCTGGTATGGCGTGCGGGTGGCTGAGCCGCATCATGACGGCACAGTTCACTGGCACCTGTTGTGTTTCATGCGCAAAAAAGACCGCCGCGCCATTACTGCATTGTTGCGTAAGTTTGCCATCCGAGAAGACCGCGAGGAGCTGGGCAATAACACGGGGCCACGCTTTAAGTCTGAGCTGATAAACCCGCGCAAAGGAACGCCGACAAGCTACATTGCGAAATATATCAGTAAGAATATTGACGGGCGTGGTCTGGCTGGCGAGATCAGTAAGGAAACGGGTAAATCCCTGCGTGATAACGCTGAATATGTTAATGCCTGGGCGTCTCTGCATCGTGTTCAGCAATTCCGCTTCTTTGGCATTCCGGGGCGTCAGGCTTACCGTGAACTGCGATTGCTGGCTGGTCAGGCGGCAAGGCAACAGGGTGACAAAAAAGCAGGTGCGCCGGTACTGGATAACCCGCGCCTTGATGCCATCCTGGCTGCTGCTGATGCTGGTTGTTTTGCCACCTACATCATGAAGCAGGGCGGCGTACTGGTTCCCCGCAAATATCACCTCATCAGAACCGCTTATGAAATCAACGAAGAGCCAACCGCCTATGGCGATCACGGTATTCGTATTTATGGCATCTGGTCACCCATTGCAGAGGGCAAGATCTGCACTCATGCAGTGAAGTGGAAAATGGTTCGTAAGGCCGTTGACGTTCAGGAGGCGGCAGCCGACCAGGGCGCTTGCGCCCCTTGGACTCGTGGCAATAACTGTCCCCTTGCTGAAAATTTGAACCAACAAGGGAAAGACAAATCAGCTGATGGGGACTCCAGAACGGATATTACCCGTATGAATGACAAGGAGTTGCACGATTACCTGCACAGTATGAGCAAAAAAGAGCGCCGGGAACTGGCTGCAAGGTTACGCCAGGTGAAACCGAAACGGCGTAAAGACTACAAACAGCGAATTACAGACCATCAGCGACAGCAGCTCGTCTATGAACTGAAGTCCAGAGGATTTGATGGCAGCGAGAAAGAGGTCGATTTACTCCTTCGCGGCGGCAGTATTCCGTCAGGAGCAGGCCTGCGTGTCTTCTATCGGAACCAGCGTTTGCAGGAAGATGATAAGTGGCGGAACCTGTATTAATTACGCGGGTTAACAATTCGTGCTCTTAATAATACCAGGCATATCAGGCTGATGAACGTAAAAAAACGTTTTACATCAGTAAGATTATTATATGCTGTAAATATAAACAGTGGTTATCTATACAGTATCGTTTTGGTGTTATAGGAGGAAAGATGCAGGACTATTTTTTGGAGTCTTTGAAGCTCCAGCGCATTGATTTTTTTCTTAAGCTTGTAGCGGCTAGTGAGTGTAGTGATGAAGAGAAGGGGCTGGCTCTGCAGTGGGTTTCTGAATTGACTGATGAACTCATGGCAAAAATCAGAAGCCACGAATACAACCGCTCAATGGATGTCATCAGCTGAGGTGACTTTTATGCGCATTGAAATAATGATCGATAAAGAGCAGAAGATTAGCCAGTCTACCCTGAACGCCCTTGAATCCGAGCTTTACCGCAATCTGCGCCCCCTGTATCCCAAAACGGTAATTCGCATTCGCAAAGGTAGCTCTAACGGTGTGGAACTAACCGGACTGCAACTGGATGAAGAAAGAAAACAAGTGATGAAAATTATGCAGAAGGTGTGGGAAGACGACAGCTGGCTGCATTAAGAAACGTTGCTCCCCAGAAGATTCATTCTGATGGGGATAAAATAGAACAACGAGTGAAATGAGGTGTTAGATGTCGTGATCGCTTTGATAAGTGATCATCAGCAGTGTATTAGAAGCGGGCATTGCTAAAACTCAATTGAGAATAAAAATGTATAAATCAAACTGAGCCTTATAACATGATTAGTTTGAAACTTAGGAAAAGTGGATATAAGATGTGGTGATGATTGTTGATATTATATATGAAGGAAGGATAGTTAGTGAACATTGTTAAAGAAAAAATTGAAGAACTATTGGCTGGTTCATTTACTCATGAATTAATTGAGGTGACTCTCACACAACAAACTAATGAAAATCCAAAAATGTTTACAGGTTCTGGATTTTTTTATTATAAAAATAATAAAATTCATCTAAAGTTCTTACATAAAGAAACTGATGCTCAATTTAGCACATGCCCAACATATAATCATCTTGATTATGGAGAAATCATCGGTAGTGAATATCTTTTTTCTATGAATGCGATTGATTTGAATGGGTATTTATGGCAAGCAAAAGATGTTGACCCATATGTAAATATCAATGCTTCACAACAAGGGGTAAGCATTGATTGTGAGCTTTATGAAATAAAAAGAAAAATAGATGGGGATTTTAAAAAACATAAAGTAATATTTTTCATCCCGCAAAAAATTAATATCCCTTGTAATGAATTTCAAGACTTAGGTGAGGAAGGGAAGCGTAGGACGAGATCCGTATTTTCGTTGAATAATATAAATGTTAGCATTCTTTTAGAGGATAAATACACTAGGATTTGTCTTGATTCTGATGATGATTTTTCTTATTTATATGCTAAAAGTATTCTAGATTCATTGTCCGTTGCATCTGGGGTTCTACTCAATCCTGCTTTAGTGTTGTGGCAAGGGAATGACAGTAGGTTATTGATATTTAAGCATATTGATAATAAAGAAAAACAGAGGCTGATGACTTTTATTCCTCAAAGAGCTCCATATTATCTAAATGAATGGGTGCAATTTTCGCAAGCATACATTAAAAAATTCGAGACTGATAAAACCTTTTACTATTATTGGAGAAAGATATTTAATGCTCATCAATCTGATTTAGAAAATGAAACTCTCAGTCTAACTGTTTCAATTGAAGGTGTAATAAATAAATTTTACTCTACTTTTAAAATAGAAGATGTTGAGTTTTCCAGTTTATGTTGTGAGTCTAAGCCTGTGATAGAAAACCTTGAAATAAACGAGAGAGTTAAATCTTCGATTATTCAATTGCTAGAAAAAGGTGGAAGATCCTCGGTCAAAGGAACTCTTTTTAATATGGCAAAAAAAGGATTTTTTCCAGAAGAGTTAGCTACAACTTGGTATAAAGCAAGAAATAGATCTGCGCACGCAAAACATTTTAAAGAACATTCTTGGCAAGAAAATGTTAAAAATTATAACTCATGCCTAACATTGTTCTATATGTTACTTTGCTATCATATTGAATATAAAGGTAAGTTTGTTCATCATCATCTTCCAGGTGCGCCATTGAAAAATTTAACCGAATAAATATAAGAAGTAGCAACACTTATGAGCCCCTATGTCAAACGATCTCATAACTCTAATGCACTAATAAGCTTCTTAAACTAACGACCGCATCTCGAGCGCTGCAGATCTTTAGCTTTATTAATTCGAATGTTTCGCAAGTGGTCATTTGGATACGGAGTTTCACTTGTTAGTGCATGTCTTTAGTGCATGATATTGCATGATCGTTTGAGGATCGTTTTTGCTAAGGCCCGCCCAGTTCTGGCGGGCTTTTGCGTAGATCATGCAGGTGCATGAAAACCACTACATAAAGCGGGCAGGCGTGGCGGGGATACGAGCGCGCGCTCATGGTTGAATTAATGAAATTATGGTGTTAAATAGGCTAGCTTTTTAAGTCGTGAATATTCAATTTTTCAACTCATTTTTTTCATAGGGAGGAGTAATTGACATGGTTATGTTAGTAGATGACTGTCCACGATGTGGATCACAAAAAATAGCGTTTGATGTTAATGGGCTGAATTGCACTAGGGTTTACAATGCATTGGGCGGGGGTAAAACATACGAGTACGAGGTCTATTGTGTTTGCCGAGAGTGTCATAAAACGACAATGTTTCTTTGCAGACCTTTAACGAAAAATAAAACTTTAGATGGCTATAATTGGGAAAGTGGAATATTCGGCTTAAAGGAAGTTGCAGAGGTTGTTAGGCCTATATCACCGGCAGACTTAGCAGTAGAGGAGCCACCAGAGTTCTTACCTGAGCATATCAATAGTGCATATGAGGAAGGGGCGAAATGTTTGGCTATAGGTTGTTATAATGCAGCAGCAACCATGTTTAGGCTTTGCCTTGATTATGCCACAAAAGGACTTCTTCCTGATGGGGAGCAAGGGCCTGCGCAAAAAATAAGGAGAAGCCTAGGGTTAAGAATGGAGTGGTTATTTGATAATCATCTACTGCCTGAAGCTTTAAGGGAACTAGCTGAATGCGTTAAAGATGACGGAAATGATGGAGCGCATGAAGGTATTTTGGATAAAGCTGCTGCTGAGGATCTTGAAGATTTTACCTATCTTTTTTTAGAACGGCTTTACACTGAACCTCAACGCCTTATCGAAGCCAAGACAAGGCGTGAACAAAGAAGAAACAAATAAGTTCGGAATTATTCTTCTGAAAGAATATAGGGCGTAAATTTAATCACTTCTTCGCCCAGCCAGTCGTTCAGCTCTTGTAGCCTTTTTTGCAAGGGCGTTAATTCATTACGTACAAATACGCGACTGGCCTTCTCCACATCCCCAAACCCCCCGACATTATTAGGCATTATCCCCATCATTTGTGGCGGCACACGATGCGCCGCCATCATGTCGTCCCGGCTCACGTTCTTGATATTCAGGAACTCATCCTTCGCCGCCACTTCTGACAACGGGATAATCTGAAGCCCGTCCTTTTTACCGTTAGGCGAGTACATAAACAGGTTACGGAAGTTACCAGGACCTTTGGCGCTTTTCATCGCATTGCGGAGGTTGTTCACATCCTCCTGGTTCTGCGCTGCATCGGTCATGTACATGATGAAGCCTGCATGACTGCCGTTAATGTAATACTTGCGGCGGAACAGCGTGGCGGACTCGTTGAGCAGAGCTGACGGAATGGCAGAAAGATAACCAGGCAGGCCGTAGATCTCCTGGTTGATGTCCGGTTCCATCAGATGAAAAATGTTGCCTTTCGTGAACTGATACGGCTGCGTAGTCATGCCGTATTGCACAAACCAGTAGGTATCAAGGTCTAACCCGCGTCGGGTGTATTTTGCCAGTGCAGGCTCAAGGGCGATAACTTCACCGAAGCGGTTTGTGCGTTTCTCCAGGTAGGCGTTACCAAAAACCAGATAGTCCTGTACAAAACGCGAAAAAGCCTGCTGGCTGAGCAGCGGGTGAGGGATGTAGGTGCTGGTCAGAATGTTGCACTTCACTGCAATCGGTGAGCTGTGATGCACGGCGGCGCGGAAGGTTCGCGCCAGTCCGTCGAAACTCACAGGCGGCTCGTACCAACGATCCATCTGTACGCATTCCACATAGTCCAGCAGTTCGCGGCGGTCCAGAACAGGAACGGGATCACCGAAGCTGAATGCTTCGGCTGAAGTCTGGCTTTTATTCTGGATCTGTTTCGTCGACGCAGCGCGGTTCTTCTTACTCTTTCCCATCAAAAAATCTCCACAATATTGCTGGTATTGGCGGACTCGCCCTGCAGCGGTTCGTTAAACAGTGCGTGCATTGTTGCCCAGGCCAGATCGGCATGGCTGGCTTCTTCGCTGCGGCTGGCTTCATAGGTCGGGCGGTTGCCACTGGCAGTGGTAGCGCGACGGATTGCCATAAATGACTGCGCAATGTCGGTGTGCCCGGCGTCAAACTCCAGACGGCGGTGGCTGATAATGTCGTAGGCCTTGAGTACCAGGGCGTTTTTAACGTTGGGGTTATAGACAAACTCCCTGACGGCAGGAAAAAACGCTTTCACGTTCTCGTAAACCCCGTGACCGACGCCGGTCGAGTCGATACCGATATAGGTCACGTTATACTGTTCGGTCAGTTTTTTGATGGCGTCAGCCTGGGCGCGGAAGTCCATCCCGCGCCACTGGTGACGCTCAAGAATGCGGAACTTACCACCCGGCACGGCTGGCGGAGCCACCACCACGCATCCGGCACTGTCGCCGTTCTGCGTACCTTTTGCCGGGTCATAACCGATCCACACTTCGCGCCAGCCAAACGGGCGCAGGGCCAGTGCATGAAAGTCGGTCCAGACTTCCCAGCTGTCCACCATGCACGCCTGCAGTTCGCTGAGCGGGAACACGGACGCGAGATCGTCCACGAACTCGCACATCAGCAGGTTCTGGTATTCGTCCGGGCTGTACTCCATGCGCAGCTGGTCGAGGTCGAACAGGTTACAGCCGCCGCGCACCGCATCTTCCACGGTGACTATCTGGCGGTATTGCCCGTCTGCGCACAGTAGGCCGGGGGCCAGATTGCTGTGGGACAGGTCGATGTCCACCTTGTCAGCTTTGTTGCGTCCACGGTTGAACAGCGCACCGGACCAGAACGGATAAGCACTGTGGGTCAGGCTGGATGGCGTGGAAAAATAGGTTTGTCGCCATTTCTTGTGAATAGCCATACCGGAAGCCACTTTGCGCAACTCCTGGAATTTCGGTATCCAGAAATATTCATCCAGATACAGGTTGCCGTGGTAACTCTGCGCCGTGCGGGCATTGGTACCGAGGAAGTAAAGCGTGGCCCCGTTAGGAAGCACCATCGGATCGCCTTTCAGCTCCACCTCGACTTCTTTGGCGAAGTCGATGATGTACTGCTTAAAGACGTGAGCCTGTGCCTTACTGGCAGAAAGGAAAATCTGGTTACGTCCGGTAAGCAGGGCGTCAATCAGGGCTTCACGGGCAAAGTAAAAGGTCGCGCCGATCTGGCGTGACTTCAGCAGGTTGCGGATGCGGTTGGTTTTTCCGGCTTCCCACCAGTGGCGCTGGTAGTTGAACATGGAGGAATGGAAGATTTCTTCCAGTTTCTCTATCTGTTCATCGGTGAAAACATTCTTTTCCGGCTGACGGCGCGGGCCTTTGTTGCGGTTGGCGACGTTAGGGTTTAAGTCGGCTTCGTTGCCGCCATTGTTAAACTTGCCGATCCGCGCGTGGCGCTCCGACTGGCGCGCCAGCAGGTCAATTTCTTTGAAATCTTTCCCTTCTTTGTGCTCCTTCATAATGAGCTGGCAGTAACGTGCGGCGGTGGTGAGCTGCATCTGATCCAGCGGCCCATAGTCACCCCACTTGTCGCGTTTCTTCCAGCTGTGAACGGTTGCAACTTTCTCGCCCAGCATTTCAGCAATGCGGGCTACGCGGTATCCCTGAAAGTACAGCAGCATGGCCTGCCGACGGGGATCGAGATCTGCGGGTGTCAGTGTGGTGTTCATGGCACAAACCTACAGCCTTGAATGAAGGCTTTCCCCGCCTGCGGTTTGTGTGGTTGTCGGTACAAATACCGCGCATTGTTTCACTGCCCCCATCACCGCAACCATAAGGCTCCAGTAAGTTATTTCTAACGGAGCACGGCTCATGACAGTGAAAGCAAAGCGTTTTCGCATCGGGGTGGAAGGTGCCACCACCGACGGACGCGAAATCCAGCGTGAATGGCTGGAACAGATGGCAGCCAGCTACAACCCGGCGGTGTATACCGCGCTGATTAACCTTGAGCACATCAAGTCTTATCTCCCGGACAGCACCTTTAACCGTTACGGCAAGGTGACGGCGCTGTTTGCTGAAGAAATCACGGAAGGCCCGCTGGCAGGCAAGATGGCGCTGTATGCCGACGTTGAGCCAACGGAGTCCCTGGTGGAATTGGTGAAAAAAGGCCAGAAATTATTCACCTCTATGGAAGTCAGCCCGAAGTTCGCTGATACGGGCAAAGCCTACCTGGTCGGCCTGGCTGCCACTGATGACCCTGCCAGTTTGGGTACGGAAATGCTGACATTCAGCGCCAGTGCAGCCCATAACCCGCTGGCAAACCGCAAGCAGAATCCCGCCAATCTCTTTACCGCCGCAGAGGAAACAGTGATCGAACTGGAAGAAATCCAGGAGGACAAACCGTCCCTGTTTGCCCGTGTCACGGCGCTGTTTACCAAAAAAGAGCAGTCCGACGATGCCCGGTTCTCTGATGTGCATAAGGCCGTGGAGCTGGTCGCCACTGAGCAGCAAAACCTGAGCGCACGCACCGAAAAATCCCTGTCTGAGCAGGAAGAACGTCTGTCTGAGCTGGAGACTGCCCTGCAGGCACAGCAGACCGCCTTTAACGAACTGGTGAATAAGCTGAGTCATGAAGACAGCCGCCAGGACTACCGCCAGCGTGCAACAGGCGGTAACGCCCCCGCTGACACTCTGACCAATTGCTGATGGAGCACAAAACCCGATGAAGAAGAATACCCGCTTTGCTTTTAACGCTTACCTGCAGCAGCTGGCGCGTCTGAACGGTGTGGCAGTTGAAGAACTGTCCAGCAAGTTCACCGTAGAGCCGTCCGTGCAGCAGACGCTGGAAGACCAGATCCAGCAGTCCGCCTCTTTCCTGACGCTGATTAACGTCACGCCAGTGACTGAGCAGTCTGGTCAGTTGCTGGGGCTGGGTGTTGGCAGCACCATTGCCGGAACCACTGATACCACCGCGAAAGAGCGAGAACCTGTCGATCCGACGCTGATGGTCGATGTGGAATACAAATGCGAACAGACCAACTTTGACACGGTGCTGACCTACGCGAAGCTGGACCTGTGGGCGAAGTTTCAGGATTTCCAGGTGCGTATCCGTAACGCCATCGTGAAACGTCAGGCACTGGACCGCATCATGATCGGCTTTAACGGCGTGAAGCGTGCGAAAACCTCCAACCGTAGCGAAAACCCGCTGCTGCAGGATGTGAACAAAGGCTGGCTGCAGAAAATCCGTGAGGATGCACCGGATCACGTCATGGGCAGCACCACCACGGGCGGTGAAACCACACCGGGCGCGGTGAAAGTCGGGAAAGGTGGCGAATATGCCAACCTGGACGCCGTAGTGATGGATGCCGTCAATGAGCTTATCGATGTGGTCTACCAGGACGATGACGATCTGGTGGTGATTTGCGGTCGTGAACTGCTGTCTGACAAGTATTTCCCGCTGGTCAACAAAGAGCAGGAAAACAGTGAAAAACTGGCTGCCGATATGATCATCAGTCAGAAACGCATGGGTGGCCTGCAGGCGGTGCGTGCGCCGTTCTTCCCGCCGAATGCGCTGCTGATCACCCGTCTGGATAACCTGTCCATCTACTGGCAGGAAGATACCCGCCGCCGTTCAGTTATCGACAACCCGAAACGTGACCGGATTGAAAATTTTGAATCCGTTAACGAAGCCTATGTGGTTGAGGACTATCGCTGCGCTGCACTGGTGGAAAACATCCAGATTGGTGACTTCAGCGCCGCCGCAGCAGAAACCGGAGCGTAATTCATGAGCCTGAGTCCCGCACGGCAGCATCGCCTGCGCGTTCAGGCTGAACAGGCCGCTCGCGAGGGTGGCAGTGTTCGCCACGCGTCGGGCTATGACCTGATGCTGCTGCAACTGGCGGAAGACCGCCGCCGTCTCAAGGGCGTTCAGTCCACGGTCAAAAAAGCGGAAATCAAGGTGGAGCTGCTGCCGAAATATGCCGCCTGGGCGGAGGGCGTTCTGGCTGCCGGAGGCGCTCAACAGGATGACGTGCTGATGTACGTGATGCTGTGGCGCATTGATGCCGGAGATTATGCAGGGGCGCTGGAGATCGGGCGTCATGCCCTGCGTCATGGCTGGGTGATGCCGCTGGGTAACCGCAACGTGCAGACCGTGCTGGCAGAGGAAATGGCAGACGCGGCGCAGAGCGCAATGCTTGCCGCCACCGGCTTTGATGCCGATCTGTTGCTGCAGACGCTGGAGCTGACAGACGGTCTGGATATGCCGGACCAGTCACGGGCGCGTCTGCATAAAGCGATTGGCGCTGTCCTGAGTGAAAGCAACCCGGCTTCCGCCCTTAATCATCTCAACCATGCGTTACAGCTCGATCCTCGCTGTGGCGTGAAAAAAGACAAACAGCAGCTGGAGCGCAGACTGCGCAATGACAGCCGCTGACAGAACGTGCCCCCGCGCACGGGCGGCACGGGGTGGCGAAAGGCACTGCCACATCAAAACCCCGTCCACCGCCCTCTATTTCAGGAGAAAGCAGCATGAAGTTTGTTGCGCCAGAACAGGCACCAGAACAGGCGGAAATCATCAGGAATACGCCGTTCTGGCCTGATGTGGACCTGTCGGAGTTTCGCAGCGTGATGCGCACTGACGGCACGGTGACGCAGCCGCGTTTAAAGCAGGTTGCGCTGTCGGCAATTTCGGAGGTCAACGCAGAGCTGTATGAGTTTCGCAGACGCCAGCAGATGCTGGGGTATGCCTCGCTGGCAGAAGTTCCGGCGGAACAGCTGGACGGCAAAAGTGAGCGCATTCAGCACTATTTCAACGCGGTTTACTGCTGGGCACGCGCCATGCTCAACGAACGATACCAGGACTATGACGCCACGGCGTCCGGTGTGAAGCGGGGCGAGGAACTGGCGGAAGCCAGCGGTGATTTGTGGCGTGACGCCCGCTGGGCCATCAGCCGAGTGCAGGATGCGCCGCACTGCACAGTGGAGCTTATCTGATGAAAGTGCGTGCGCATCAGTATGACACGGTGGACGCGCTTTGCTGGCGTCATTACGGGCGCACGCAGGGGGTCACGGAGCAGGTACTGAAGGCAAATCCGGGGCTTGCCGAATACGGCCCCTTTTTACCTCACGGGCTGCAGGTGGAGCTGCCGGACATTCCGACCACCACCACCGTGCAGACCGTCCAGCTATGGGACTGAATTATGACGCTTGAGCGAATCAGCGCCTTTATCACGTATTGCATCGCCGTCGTGCTGGCCTGGCTGGGCGATTTGTCCATCAAGGATGCCTCAACGCTGGGCGGTCTGATGATTGGTGTACTGATGCTGGCTATCAACTGGTACTACAAACACAAATCCTACCAGCTTCTGCGCGACGGGCAGATCTCGCGGGAGGACTATGAATCCATCAATCGTTAAACGCTGCCTTGTCGGGGCCGTGCTGGCTATTGCTGCCACGCTGCCGGGTTTTCAGCAGCTTCACACCTCCGTGGAGGGGCTGAAACTGATTGCTGATTACGAAGGCTGTCGTCTGCAGCCGTATCAGTGCAGCGCGGGTGTCTGGACCGACGGCATTGGTAATACATCGGGCGTCATTCCCGGCAAAACAATCACGGAACGACAGGCAGCAGAAGGGCTGATCTCCAACGTGCTGCGTGTGGAGCGGGTACTGGAAAGGTGTGTGAAGCAACTGCCACCACAGAAGGTGTATGACGCTACGGTGTCGTTTGCCTTCAACGTGGGGACGGGCAATGCCTGCAGCTCCACGCTGGTGAAATTGCTCAATCAGCGGCGCTGGGCGGATGCGTGCCGACAGTTGCCGCGCTGGGTTTATGTAAAAGGTGTGTTTAATCAGGGGCTGGATAACCGCCGTGCGCGGGAGATGGCCTGGTGTTTACAGGGAGCAAACTGAAATGAAAAAGAAATTAATCAGCGGACTGTTTCTGATGTTATGGATGGCGCTGTTAATCGCAGCAATGGTGTATCCGCAGGGGATTTTTCCGGTACTGGCAGCGTCCGGCGTTTGGGTAGCCTGTTTGCTGACATGGGCGGTAATTCCGGTAGCACTGGCTGCGTTAATTAAGAATGGCCCGCTCTGGCAGGAGTTAAGGGCATCTTTACTGAAGACAATTACCCGAAAAGAAAACGTATTTATCAGTTGGGTGATGCGATTGCTGATTGTTGTAAGTCTCGCCTGGACGGGGTGGGCTATTACCCTGGTCTTTTATCTACTGACCGTTATTGCCTTCTGGATCACCCGTAATCAGATGGCGCAACAGGTAGCAGCATGAACCGGTTGCTGCTGGTTGTGCTGGCGTTATTACTGGCGGCGCTGGGCTGGCAGACGTGGCGGCTGGCTGATGCCAGCCAGACCATTAGCACGCAGGCAGACGAGCTGCAGAGCAAAAGCCAGGCACTGGCAAAGAGCAACAGCCAGCTTATCAGCCTGTCCATTCTGACTGAAACCAATAACCGGGAGCAGGCGCGGCTCTATGCCGAAGCAGAACAGACCAGCGCGCTGCTGAGACAACGACAACACCGGATCGAGGAACTGAAACGTGAGAACGAGGATTTACGCCGCTGGACTGATACTCCTTTGCCTGCTGACATTATCCGGCTGCGGGAACGTCCGACGCTCACCGGAGGTGCAGCTTATCGTCAGTGGTTGTCCGCGAGTGACACCGTGTCGGCTGGATCAGGCAGAGCCGCGCACTAACGGTGATCTGAACGCGTTGTTGGATGAAACGGAGGCCGCCTGGGCGGTCTGTGCAGACAAAGTGGACATGATTATTGCGTGTCAGGAGCAAAACAGTGAACAAACCACAATCCCTGCGCCACGCCCTCAATAAAGCGGTGCCTTATGTCCGCAATAACCCGGACAAACTGCATCTGTTTGTGGATAACGGTTCGCTGGTTGCCACGGGGGCCAGCTCCATGTCGTGGGAGTACCGTTACACCCTGAACGCGGTGATTGAGGATTTCAGCGGCGACCAGAATCTGCTGATGGCCCCGGTTTTGCTGTGGCTGAGGGATAACCAGCCCGATGCCATCAATAACCCGGCGTTACGGGAAAAACTATTCACCTTTGAGGTGGATATTCTGCGCAACGATGTCTGTGATATCAGCCTGAACCTGCAACTGACGGAGCGTGTGCTGGTCAGCACTGACGGTAGTGTGTCGAGTGTTGAAGCTATAGCGGAACCTGATGAACCTGAAGAAATGTGGACGGTGAAACGTGGCTGAACTGCAGAAGGTGGACGACTGGCTGAGTGCCTTGCTGGCGAATCTGGAACCAGCCACGAGAAGCCGCATGATGCGCCAGCTGGCGCAGGAACTGCGCCGGACACAGCAGCAGAATATCAGGATGCAGCGCAATCCAGATGGCAGCAGTTATGAACCGCGCAGGGTAACAGCACGCAGCAAGAAGGGGCGCATCAAACGTCAGATGTTTGCAAAGCTGCGCACCACAAAATACCTGAAAACTGCCGCCAGCACCGACTCTGCCAGCGTGCAGTTTGAAGGCAAGGTGCAGCGCATTGCCCGCGTTCACCATTACGGCCTGCGAGATCGCGTCAGTCGTAAGGGACCGGAGGTGCGTTACGCAGAGCGTCGCCTTCTGGGTGTAAATGATGATGTTGAGGCAATGACCCGCGACATGATTCTGCAATGGCTGGCGGGGTGATCTTTGTATCAGCACTGATACAAGTTGCAGCACTGCCGCCTTTCTTCCCCTGATGGCAACCTTTCCCTATGAACGCACAATTAACCGAAATCATGCGCCTTATCACCAACCTGATCCGCACAGGGGTAGTCACCGAAGTGGACAGGGAAAACTGGCTTTGCCGGGTGAAAACGGGCGAGCTTGAAACCAACTGGATCAGCTGGCTGACGCTGCGTGCCGGGAATGCCCGTACATGGTGGCGACCATCGGAAGGTGAGCAGGTGGTGCTGCTGAGTCTGGGCGGCAATCTGGAAACCGCCTTTGCGCTGCCCGCTGTCTATTCGAATCAGTTCGCACCACCGTCGACGTCGGCGGACGCCTGCGTGACAGAACATCCTGACGGTGGCTGGTTTGAATACGAACCCGCCACCGGGCGCTGGTATGTCAGGGGCATCAAATCCATGGTCATTGAGGCTGCTGACAACATCACCATGAAAACCAGTGAGTTTGTACTGGAGGCTGACCGCACGCGCATTAACAGCGAAGTGGTGATCAATGGTGGCGTTACCCAGGGCGGCGGAGCGATGAGTTCTAACGGGATCGTGGTTGATGCGCATCAGCATACTGGCGTCCTGAAAGGCGGCGATACAACCGGAGGCCCGGTATGACGCTTTATAGCGGGATGAACAATACCAGCGGCAAAGTCATTACTGATATTGATCATCTGCGCCAGTCGGTGCGGGACATTCTGCTGACACCGCAGGGTAGCCGTATTGCCCGCCGGGAATATGGTTCCCTGCTGTCGGCACTGATAGATCAGCCACAAAATCCGGCATTACGCCTGCAGGTCATGTCGGCAGTGTATGTGGCGCTGAGTCGCTGGGAGCCACGGTTGACGCTGGATTCCATCACCATCAACAGCAATTTTGACGGTTCAATGGTGGTGGAGCTGACCGGGCGGCGGAATAACGGTGTGCCTGTGTCCCTTTCCGTATCAACAGGAGCAGAGAATGGCAGTGATTGACCTTTCGCAGTTGCCTGCACCGCAGATTGTGGATGTGCCGGACTTTGAGACGCTGCTTGCCGAACGCAAGGCAGAATTTGTGGCGCTTCATCCGAAAGATGAGCAGGAAGCAGTGATCCGCACGCTGGAACTGGAATCTGAACCCGCCACTAAATTGTTGCAGGAGAACGCTTACCGTGAGTTGCTTCTGCGCCAGCGCATTAACGAAGCCGCGCAGGCGGTGATGGTGGCTTACGCGATGGGCGGCGATCTTGACCAGCTCGCTGCCAACTACAACGTGACACGCCTGACGGTGACGCCTGCTGATAATGATGCTGTGCCGCCCGTTGCAGCTGTGATGGAAAGCGATGAAGCGTTGCGCCTGCGTGTGCCTGCGGCCTTTGAAGGGCTTTCTGTTGCGGGGCCAACTGCAGCTTATGAATTTCATGCCCGAAGCGCCGACGGTCGGGTGGCGGATGCCAGTGCAACCAGCCCGGCACCTGCAGAGGTGGTGCTGACTGTCCTTAGCCGCGAAGGCGATGGAACTGCAGAAAAAGACCTGCTGGACGTGGTGGAAAAAGCTCTGAACAGTGAGAACGTCCGCCCGGTGGCTGACCGTCTTACGGTTCGCAGCGCAGAAATCATCCCGTATCGCGTGGAAGCCACCATTTTTCTCTATCCTGGACCGGAAGCAGAGCCGGTAATGGCAGCGGCAAAAGCCAGCCTGCAGAAGTACATCGCCAGTCAGACGCGTCTTGGTCGGGATATTCGCCGTAGCGCCATTTTTGCCGCCCTGCATGTTGAGGGGGTGCAGCGTGTGGAGCTGGCTTCTCCTCTGGCGGATGTGGTCCTGAACAAAACACAGGCGGCATCATGTACGCAGTGGAGCGTAACCAACGGAGGAACGGATGAATAGTCTGCTGCCACCGGGTTCAACACCACTGGAGCGCCGACTGGCGCAAACCTGCAGCGGGATTTCTGATCTGCAGGTGCCGCTTCGTGACTTGTGGAATCCGGCAACCTGTCCGGTCAGTTTCCTGCCTTATCTCGCCTGGGCGTTCTCTGTGGATCGCTGGGACGAGGGCTGGACAGAAAGCGTCAAGCGCCAGGTGGTGAAGGATGCTTTTTATATTCATCAGCATAAAGGGACCACCAGTGCCGTGCGGCGGGTGGTGGAGCCGTTCGGATTCCTGATCCGCATTATTGAGTGGTGGCAGACCGGAGAAACACCGGGCACGTTTCGCCTGGATATCGGCGTGCAGGACCAGGGCATCACTGAAGATACCTATCTGGAACTTGAGCGACTGATAAGCGATGCCAAACCATGTAGCCGCCACATGATCGGCATGTCCATCAATCTGCAGACCAGCGGCCCGCATTGGGTGGGAGCCGCCAGCTATCTTGGCGAAGAAATCACGATCTATCCGTATATCAACGAAACGATTATTTCCGGTGGCACCGCGCATGAAGGCGGGGCGGTCCATGTTATTGACACAATGAGAGTGAATCCATGAGCACAAAATTTTATACCCTGCTGACGGATATTGGCGCGGCGAAACTTGCCAGCGCCGCCGCGCTCGGTGTGCCGCTAAAAATTACCCATATGGCGGTGGGCGATGGCGGTGGAGTATTGCCAACGCCGGACGCAAAGCAGACGGCACTGGTAAATGAGAAACGCCGGGCTGCGCTGAATATGCTTTATATCGACCCGCAGAACAGCAGCCAGATTATTGCCGAACAGGTGATCCCTGAAAACGAGGGCGGTTGGTGGATACGTGAAGTGGGCTTGTTTGATGAGTCCGGGGCATTGATTGCCGTGGGCAACTGCCCGGAAAGCTATAAGCCGCAACTGGCTGAAGGTAGCGGGCGCACTCAGACCGTGCGCATGGTGCTGATTACCAGCAGCACGGACAATATCACCCTGAAAATCGACCCTGCTGTAGTGCTGGCAACCCGCAAGTATGTGGATGACAAGGCACTGGAGCTGAAGGTTTACGCGGATGATCAGATGGCAAAACATCTTGCCGCACCGGACCCGCATTCACAGTACGCGCCAAAAGCCAGCCCGACATTTACCGGAACCCCCAAAGCGCCAACGCCAGCGGCGGGGAATAATACCACGCAGGTTGCGACCACTGCGTTTGTACAGGCGGCACTGACGGCCCTTATTAATGGTGCGCCAGCCACGCTGGACACGCTGAAAGAAATAGCCGCAGCCATTAACAATGATCCGAATTTCAGTACCACCATTAACAATGCGCTGGCACTAAAAGCACCGTTGTCGAGTCCGGCACTCACCGGAACGCCAACAGCCCCCACGGCGGCGCAGTCGGTCAACAATACACAGATTGCCACTACGGCTTTTGTGAAATCGGCGATTGCAGGAATGGTGGGTTCTGCACCTGCTGCACTGGATACACTGAACGAACTGGCGGCGGCACTGGGGAATGATCCGAACTTTGCCACGACAATGCTTAATGCGCTGGCAGGTAAACAACCGCTGGACAATACGCTTACCAATTTGAGTGGAAAGGATGTAGCTGGTCTTCTCACATACCTTGGTTTGGGAGAAGGCTCTGCATTACCGGTTGGTGTGCCTGTTCCGTGGCCT